CATCTTCCTGCACCGCAGGAGCAGGCTTAGCAGCCTTCGCAGGAGCAGTGTTGTCGCTGGTTGACTCACTCTTTGCCTTTGCCTCAGCAAAGCCGACTTCCTCTGCAACGATATCAGTTACGGTGCGCTTCTCACCATCTTTTTCGTAGGTGTTATTCTGGAGGCGACCCCAGATGTTAATTGCGTTGCCCTTCTTGAAATATTTTTCAATGAACTCAGCAGATGTGCCGAAGGCACTCACCCGAAAGAAGTCTGCTTCTGGATGCTCCTGTCCCTTAACCAGACGGCGATTAACCGCCACTCTGAAATTTGCAACTTTATTGCCATTCTCGCCAATAACCTTTACTTCCGGGTCAGCGGTCAGCCGTGCGCCGCCCAGAAACACCTTATTATTCCACATCGTTATGTACCTCCGTCATATCACACATTGCCTTGTAAGTCTTCCTCGCCGTATCGATATCTGTAATCTTCTTATAGTTTGCTGTTCCGCAAGCTTCCATGATTGCAGCGCCGACATCAGCCTTTGGAATACCAGAAGCAATGAGCTCTTTTGCCTTAACATCAATCATCTCGATTGCCTTAGCCAGCTTGTCTTCCGCGTTGACTTCTGCCTTTACCGGCTTTGCCTTTGGCTCAACTTTCTCGCCGGAGTTTGCCCAGTCATAGATCTTCTCTCCATCTTTCTCTGTAAGGACTTCATAGCGTCCCTCAAAAATGTGAGTGTTGTCCTTCATTGCATCCGCAACATGAGTGTCCTGAGCAAGGTTGAAAGTGACCGTGAAGTTGTACTCCGTATTGTCTCTCTGCTTGAAACCAATGCCAACTTTCTTCGGAGTCTGCTTACCATTCTTCTCTTCAAGGACATATTCGTCCTTGCCTCGAACGGTTGCAATAATATGGATTGGCGTCTGAAGAATCGTCTCCATAAATGCATCATGGCGTGGCGTGATTTTTGCCCAGTTGGTATAACTATTGCCTGGCATTTTATTATGCGTTTCAAGACAATAATCCCACTCATGCGTTGCCGAGTCGATAATCAGAACACTGTATCCGCCATCCACCGCCTCGCTAATTGCTTCAATGTAACTCTCCGGCGTATGTACATCAAGCTGCAGATCATCGAAATCAAATTCATCTGCATAGTAGCGGATACGACCGTTCTCTGTATCAATCGCCGCTACTCGACCTCCTGCCTTATTGGCAATACCTTTTGCGAGTCTCAGTGCCGTATAGGTCTTACCGCTACCGCTTGGGCCAGCAAGCAGGAGCTTAGTCCACACTTGCTCTCTTTTTGCTTTTTGGAAAGCCATAAAATCAACTCCTTTTTATTTTTGACTGGATGAACCAGTTTCCTCTGGAACTAAAAACTCAAGAAAATATGTAGATCTGTTAGTTCTATTTTCATCAAAGTTCTGATATTTGTTATCCCTTAAATCTGGTGAATCGTCCATTGGGATAACATAGTCGCAAATGGGATCTTGTTCTTTAATTTTGAAGATTGAATTCTTTGGTCGAATTACGATATCAGTTACAATCCTTCTCTCCCTCAAGTAGTCAAGTAGACGGACTTTAAGTATTGACTTCTTTTTTATCCCATTTGGCTTAATTGCGAGAACACCATGTTCGAGAAATGAGGATTTGTTACCAAGTGGCTTTGATTTACCATCATAAAAGATAGCCTCTCTGCCGCCTTTCAATGTAACAGAATCAAGATTCTCAAATTGAATCTCGATCAGCGAATGATCCCAAATCATGTTAATCGACCTCCTCAAGCTTTTCTATCAAGGGTTCAGGGTTCTTCGATTTTGCTATCTGTTTTAACTTGTCCGTCTTATCGTCGTACTCCAAAAGAAAATACATTGACCTGTCATATTGTTTCGTTGCGAGGAGCTTCATTTTTCCCATTGCCTCCTCATAGCGCGCAGCCAGAATAACCGAATCCTTAAAGAGCTTAACTTTTTTGACAACTTCGAAGTAGTTGCTCATGAAAGCAATTCGATAACGGCTTCCAGGAAATCTCCAAAACTAATTGCATCAGCAGCCTCGCATTCATCAACGCACTTGCAAGTGGAACTACTGGAACCGTACTTTTCTTCGTATTCTTTCTTGAGCTCCACAAGCTTCTTTTCCGCTTCCTCGATGTCTTTCTTCGCCTGGGTCTTAGCTTCTTCCAGCTCCTTTGCAACGCGGGCTTCCTCGGCGTGCTTTTTCTCGCACTCCATAGCTTCCATTTCATTCGGATAAGCCTTACCACAGGTGTCGCAATAGTAATTTACATGCATAGTTTTTACCTCACTTTTCAATTATTTCAAAGATATGGCCTTCATCTCGTTTAGTGAAAACATATCTATCCCTGATTTTGTACTGGAGCTCGTCCTCCCAAGTAACTTCGTAGGCGGCTCCTCCCCTGAATACAAACTTCATTTCCGGATCTACAACCGTTGTTAAAAATCTCAGGTACTTTTTCATGTTGAAAGTCCTCTGATTACTTCATCAATTTTGTGGGCAACTGCAATGAAATTCTCTTTCTCCCAACCCTTCGAAGTCATTGCAGCTGTACCGATTCGTACTCCACTTGTCTGCATAGGACTGCGCTTCTCATTCTGAACACAATTCTTATTCAGAGTAATTCCATTAGCATCAAGAGCGTCCTGAACCATACGACCTGAAACATTTGGATGGGTTTTTGAGAAGTCAAGCAAGAATAAGTGATTGTCTGTTCCTCCGGTCACAACCTCATAGCCCATTTTAATAAACTCGTCGCACATAGCCTTACAATTAGCAATAACTTTACCGATGTACTCTTTATACTCCGGCTTAAGACATTCTTCCGCTCCGCACGCTTTGCCATAAATCATGTTCATCAGTGAGCCTCCTTGTGTGCCAGGGAAAACTGCACTATCAACCTTTTTTGCATGCTCCGGCTTGCAAAAAATAAGCCCGCCTCTTGCCGACCGAAGTGTTTTCTGTGTTGTCGTAGTGATTACATCAGCAAAGCCAAAGGGTGTTGGATGACGCCCCGTTGCTACCAAACCCGCGATGTGAGCCATGTCTACCATGAAGAATGGGTTTTCATCACCACACTCTTCATCAATGATGTTTCTGATGCGCTCAAAATCAATAATTCTCGGATACGCTGATGCGCCGGCAAGAACAAGGTTCGGGTGGAACTCCTTGATTTTTTGGCGAATATCGTCGTAGTCGATGAAGCCGTTATCATCCACACCGTACTCTACAATGTTGTACAGTTTCCCGCTGAAGTTTGCCGGTAATCCATGACTTAGGTGGCCACCGTTTGATAAACTCATCGAAAGGATCGTGTCTCCAGGTTTAATAAATGCTGCATATGCTGCTTCGTTCGCTTGGCTTCCGCTGTGCGGCTGCACATTCACATGATAGTCCGTGTTGAACAGCCTTTGAAACAGGTATCTTGTGTAGAGTTCTAGCATGTCAACACAGTCGCAACCACCGTAATATCTCCCGATATTCCCAGTATGGATGTAGTCAGGAAACATGCTTTTGAATCGTTCAACGCTTTTCTTTTCCGGATAACCTTCGGCGTATTTGTTCATGAACTCTGTCCCGCACGCCTTAATAACTCTTTCATCCGGAAAATTTTCCGAAGCAATTAGCTCCACAACTTCAAGTTGCCGCATTCGCTCGGCTTGAACAACTGCTTCTAAAAAGTTTTCTTTTGAAATAAAATTTCCTCCTTTACTACTTAATTGAAGATTCCCGTCTAGCTATCGTGTGTCAAAAATCATATGTATTTATCTCCTTTCTTCGGATTAGAACAACAATCTATGTTCCAGAAAATTCGCCTGAGTTGAGTGGGCGAATTTTCGTCGAAGGCGGCCTGTCAAGTGAAAAATAAAATTTCGTGAAATTTTATTTTTCTAATTTATTTTGGCCAGCAATGCTTTACTTTTGATTAAACCAAAAAGCACTCAAACAATATGTAATAAGTAATGACAACATAGATTTGAGGGGAAATTCCCCTCTGTGGGTGGGCCAGGGTCGCATCGACCAGCCCGGTTGGACACTTGGCAGGCGTAGCATTCTCCTGCGTCCCTTTTGGCTCATAGAGCGTGCGGTTGCTACGAAATCTACCACCTCAAGTGCTGGTTTGCTGCTTTTTAGCGTCGTGCAGCTCGACTTTCTGTAGGTAGGAAATTTCCTTTTGGGCATGTTACTGCCCAATGGCACGGGCCCCCGGACTCGAACCGGAATTGCATGGATTTAGAGGCCAGCATGTTTACCAATTACTTGCAGACCCGCTTATGTAATAAAATCTGTCCGCTCAAAACAGCCAAAACCTTGCGAACACCGCAAAGTAAACAACTAACGTAATTGCGCCAGAGATCAGCGCAATCTTTACATGTTCGTTCATAAAATACACTCCTTTACTATTCTTTTATATCTTTCTGGATCTGACCTCTCCAGTTCAGCAAACGAAATCATATTATCTTCTTTTTCAGGCTTATACCTGCCGGAGGCATCAAAAAAAGAGCCACTTATCCTTGCGGTAAAGTGACCCTCGACTTCATCATAAAAGATCTCTGCGTCCGGGAATCTTCCTTTTAAAATATATGCGAACTAATAGCAATTTCCAGTGAACCAGTGTTCGTCTGGTCTGAACCTCCGGCGAATAAATTCTTCTACCATAACCATTCCTTTCTTCCTAGATGAGGCACTATTTTGCCTCGTCTGGATAAAATGTTCTGATGTAGTTTGCGTAGTCGTATTTGGCGTATTTTCTTTTCGAACTGGTTGCGCCACTTCTATCAGTGCCGTCCCAGCCCTGTTTTTGGGCAAATGAGTAAAATGTAAACATGCCAGTCGCATCGAAAATATTCTTTGTTTCCCAACAAGCTCCCGATACCAATAACGAATTAGCCGAGATTCCAGAACCAGCTTTTGCAGTTCTCTCAAAAATCTTATCAACTATGTGTTTCATTTTACTTTTTGTTGTCGGGTTATTTGTTCTGATTAAATGCCCATTATTGCATCGTGTTTGAGGATTCCGAATCGTGCCTTCTTTTCTGTAGCAATAAAAGATGCCCGTATCTCTAGTCTTTAAAACAAATGGTGCCACACACGGAGGAACTACATGTTTTTCTCCATTTACATAAATAGCATCTTCATGTACATCATCCACCATAATGTTTAAAATGTTCTCTATGGATATACCCTCAAATAATAACCAAAGAATAGTTGCATACTGAACCTCTGGAGTGTCTAGATGTATTGTAGGAAACCATTTCAAAAAGCTTTTAGACAATTCCAGCGGAGATTTTACAAGAACATTATTAAGATTTTTCTCAAAAAAAACAGGTGAAACAATGTAGTCAAGAATGTCATCAACTTGATATCCAATTTTTTTACCGTATTTAAAATAATATGTCAAAGGTATCTTAATATATTTATCTTGATACTGCGCCAAAACAGCTATTTTTTTATTTGCATTATCTAATTCTTCTAATGAAAAATCAATAAGCTCTTTGTCATATTTTGATTCCGCTTCTTCAAACTTTTTAAGAGCCGTATCACATAATCTTATTTCATGTTCACTCAAAGATGAGTATAAGGAATTCTTAAAGCTCACGAGGCATACCCCCATATATATTTTTATATGTAGAGTATAACACTTGCAATACGCAAAATCAAACCTTTTTCATTAGCTTTCCAGCTTTCTCCTAAAGAGATATCAATTCATTCATATTAAGAAACGAGATTGCGCTAGACGCTAATGTATTCGCAATAGCTATCTTTTTTAAGTTCTCATCGGAGATTGTCGTAACATATTTCTCGAGCTTGTCTTTTGGAAACGAAACCGGGTTTTCGCAAAGAGCAACACTGTCCTTTGGCAGTCCCGTTTCATCTGCAGAAAGCATAACATGAGTTGGAAGGCTTGTCTTTTTCATTACTGAAGTCAATGGAATTAGAACAACATTAGGACTATATTTGTTTCCTACATTATTCTGCCATACAATATGCGGTCTGTATCCGCCTTGCACCGAGCCATTGCTCGGCGTGTTGGCATAATAGACTTCTCCGATTTTAATATTATCAGCCATACTTAGCTCTCCTAATTTTGGTGGATTTTCTTTGTGACTTAATAATATCATATCCCCTAAATATTGCAATAGGCAAAAAGCAATGTGAACCTACTTATGTAGGTTCACATTGCACAGAAACATATCTATTGTTCTTGCCATAGTAAATTAGAAGTTCACCATCTCCAATAAGTATATCCGTGACATTTAGTAAAACAAACAACGGCTCATTTGTCTTGCTTTTAAAGCAAAGATGGTTCGTCCCTTCGCTGCATACCTTGCATCCATAGGCTTCTATATTTGCCATAAAGCCCGTAAAGCAATCATCGATTTTTAGTTTTGTCTTCATCCCTTTTGGTATGTATTCTTCTATCTCTTTCTCTCTAATCAATACCATTCCCTCCCAAATGGCGATTTTAAACTATTCTCTGCGGCCAATAGAGCAGATTGCTTATCGGGAAGTCTCTCCAGGTATATGGAACCTCAAACTCATTGGTTCCATCAAAATAAAACCGTTTGCACTCCCCCGTCTCCGTTGGCACAAACATCGCCCATTCATATGGCGGAATAACCTCCGTTTTACACATCGTCGGTTTCCACCCTTCTCTTCGCGCGATGTACCTAATAGCCATCTCCCTTACTCTTTCGGGTTTATCCGGATAATCCATCGGAGCGAAATCCCACATGGTAATTAGGCGATTACGGCTATTAAGCACAAAATCCTTTGTAAAGATTTCTTTGTATTTGCCGCGCAAATATCCTTTTCTCACAATAGCATATTTTTCGTCTAATAACTGGTCATACAGACCCCGCAGCTCCTCTTCTCTCTCCGGCCAGGGTTCTGCATATTTGTCGTCATTTATGTAATCCGAAAAATCCCCGTTGTAAGAAGCAAATGTTTCGATCTGCGGAGAAAATGTGTCCTCTTTGATGAGGTATGGCCTTGTATACCAATCCCGTCTATTGTCTTTATAAATTTTAGCGGTTTCTCTGTCCCTAAAATTATAGATTTCTTCCATCGGGTTGTATGAAAATCTATAGGACTGATACATTATTGGCTGCCAGTTCTCATATTTAGCAATTGCGAATTTTGCTTTACCCAAAAAATGAAAGAAATGATTAGGGCAGCAAGATTCATGCTCAAGGTATAGATACTTCTCAGCCTTTCCAATCATTCTAAAATCTGCATCGAGGCCAAATACTGAACGATATACTCTCTGAAGCTCTGCTGGGGAGCGAATAGCATGAATATAAGTGTCTCGAACTGTATAACAAGGATTTTCACTTAGCCACACTCTAGGGTTCGCTCCAACAGGTTTCCATCTTTCACGGGATGCAACGAGATTCATAGCCGCGTTTAATAGAATGTCATCCATAGCAACTGTATATTCTCCGCCTGTGTACTTAATAGCAGTTGCAATTAAGACATCCTTATTCTCTTCAAGAAATCTCTCTCTCTCAGAAGGCTGCATATTGCTTGGAGGAGATGTGGATAGCTTTCCGCTCTTGCTTTGCTTTTCCGTTTTTTCTAAAATTGCAGCGCTCAACCCCATTGCCAAGAAAATATCTGAATAATCGCTCATTGTCCCTCCTCGAACATTCGTTCTTTGTGCTTTTTATTGTACCGCTAATTATCTCCTGTGTCAACTGGTCAATCACACCAAAAAACATCTTCAATTTTCATATTAAGAGCCTTTGCGATCCGACACATAGTTTTCAGAGTCGGGTCGCTTTGCCCATTTTCAATCCTGTTAAGTTGCGCCTTACTTATCCCTGTAGCCTTTGCAAGCTCTCTAAGACTAAGATTTCTTGCGTCTCTTATTTCATGGAGCCTATTCATAATATCACCTCTAAGGTACCTTGTCCAAACAAGGTGATATCATTCTATAAGATAATTTTACCACACTGTGTGTCCCATATGTGGGACTATTAGAGGGTTTTATGTAAAAGTTTAATATAATTTATTGTTACTTATAGCTAATCTTATACTGTTTTAGACAATTCCAACAATATAAGATAGTTACCAAACGATGGTTTTCTATATCCATACTTGTAAGATTCTATAACTTTTTTGTCAATTCCAGTTATTTGGCTTATTGTGTCCGGGTAGTACAGTCCATATAAACTTTTCAACTCTGTTCTCGTATCATCAATACTCATTTCACAAAATTTGTTTTTTAGTCCCATCAATTCCTTAAAGTTACAGTTCATCGCTATAAACCTCCTTTAATTTATATTGGGCCGTTTCAATGTGGTCAACCGCAGATACAATTAGCTCATAAGAATCTTCCATCTCCATATACTTGTCAGAGCTCTATAAGTTCTCCGGCATATTGTTTAATGCGCTCTCTTCTTCATCCCCAATTTTGCTTAACAGAAGTTTTATGTTTGACAATTTCCCATATATATCTTCTATTCTTTTTCTTCTTGTTTTGTTCATGTTATTCCTCCATTTAATTATCTAAATATTGTCCAAGCCATCCAATAGCTTCATCAACGGCCTCTTCTATAGGCATTTTGTTTTCGCGAAATGCATCTACAAGAAGCTTATACGCTTCATAAACCATGTCATGCTTTGTCATTTTAATTCTCCTTTATTAAATTATGTCATTATATCGTTCTGGGTATCTTCTGTACGAATTGTAATAAAAATGCACCCTTTTGGGTGCAAAATTAAACTTATTTTATTCTGGTGTTCCATTAAGAATATCTCTGGCGGATTCTTCATCGATGTGAAAAGTAAAGACGCCCAAAATCGTAATTTCAATATAAGTTGATTCTTCAGATTCCGCTCCAACCCAAAAGCTATCCGCCAAACTAAGTATCTCTTTTAGCGTTTCATATAACTTATTCTCTTCATCAAAACACAAAAGACATCCTCTAATGGTTATACCTGCTCCCATTAAAGGTAAGCCAATATTATATTCTATTTTGTACTCAGGCTCTGCCTCTTCAATCTTCTTCGCCAACTTAACCATCTTCATATATTGAAGGTATTTGTCCGGATGGAAGATATAAGCGCCTTTTTTCTTCGCCTCATCGTCTATCCGTTTAATCTCGCTCATTACTGCATCAAACTCGCCGCTTTCCATTGCGGCCTCAAGTTCAAAGTTGTCCAAATCATCACGCTCCTTTATTTTATAATATCAATAATCACAAAACATTTCAATAAGAAGAAATGGGATTTCTTTTTGTCGCCCCGCATTTTTTGCATTGTAAAGTGAACCCTGCCGTATCTGCACCAACACACTCCCATTCGTGAATACAACCAAAATTCGTAGTGCCTGTTTCTGTAGCAGTGCAATCACAGTGCGAGACCCATGGAGCATTTGCCCTGCCACACCTGGGGCATATCCAGCCATTCATAGGGAAGAGACCATTTATATTGCCGTAGGAACCTTCTGTACTTCCGGAAGTAACTATTTTAGTGTTTGCAGCGCAATTATCGCACTCACCGTCACAATATTCCCATGAACTCCCACACTTTCGCAATTCTTTACCCATAACATCACTCCTTCAAAAAAACCTAATCTCCAACGCCGTTATTTCTCCATTATGGTTATACGCAAAAACTCCATATTCTCCGTCTCCATAGCCAGAAGAGCTATAAAAACCATCCTCTGTTATCCATGTGTCTCCACTGCTGGTTCGCTCACAAAACCCATGCCATTCATCATCGCTGTAATCTGGCTTGTTGTGAGAAAAGCCGGCCATTCCAGCATCAACACCTATAGTCCCTATTTCTTTCATATCATTTTGCCTCGGAATATTACCATTGTGATAGATACCAATTATTCCAACGACATTATATTCGAATGGTGTTTTATCCTCGTATTCGCCTTTATCTGTGTGACGCCAAATATAGCAATCATATTCTCCCTGTTTGATTTTCACATCGTTCATTCTACACCAAACATCTCTATCGTAGCATGGATCTGTGACATCGACGCTACCGTGGAAATTCATAGTGCCAATTTTCTTTCTACGCATGATGATCCTCCTTTAGTTCTGTTGTTTTATTTCGTCAGCCTGGGTTAGACAGCCAAGATTGGTACTTCCAAATTTGTTTTGAGTCGTCTATAATAAATTTGCCATCGGGAAACCGGTGAGATTAAAAAGAAGGGGAATAATCCTATGAAACAATTGATTCGTCGATTGGTAGTAGGGTTTACTGCCCTGTAGCTGACATCATTCGCATTAGAAACGATTGCCGGCTATGGCATGATGGCAGTAAACCCTGCACTTGCATTGGTGATTTCAATCACCCGCTTGGTTTCCGAATTTACTTTGGCAATCCTGGCAATGGTTGAACATCTCTTTATGATGTAAGTGTCCTGCCCGTCCCGAGTGTGGTACAAGCACACTCGGGACGATTCTTTGTGTCCTGCCCACTCCTGACATACCCGCTATGTCAGGAGTGATTCTTTGTATCCGTCCGTCCTTGGTATGGTCTCATCGCACCAGGGACGACCTTTTTTCTTGGCTGCCTAAGCCAGACTGACGAATTACTGATCTAACTAATTAGAAATGACAATCAAACAAAACAACCGCCCAGTCCTCCGGTTTCTTCCTTATTTCATTGATAAGCTCATCGTTTATGATTGAATCACATTCTTCAGTATTAAAGAACGCTGAGTCAAAATCATATGCCCCAACGAGCAAACTGGAGATGCACTTTAGATGATAAGAAATCAATCCACCTTCTCCGAAACTTGACCTTGGACTATTCTTTATGATGTCCTCAATATTCATGCTTGGACAATATTTCTTTAGGCTTTCAACATGGTGACGAAGTATATTCTCTTGCTGGTCTCTTATGACAAGAAGCTCATCAATAATTTTATCCGGTTCGTCCCTACCCAGAATTACATTGCATGGATACTCGCTTTCCCATCTTCCAGCTGTGTCTGTTTCCCGCCAGTCGTATGCGTTATAATAATCTTCGGTTTCACTTTTTGCAACGCTTCTAATCTCTTCAATGGTCTCATCCTTGTCTTCAAGTTTAACTAGAATTCTGTGTAAAGCATGCATAATAAGACTTCCTCCTTATTGTTTATCCTTCCACTCATTAAATGTCAAAGGCACAAGATTTGTCTCGGGTTCCCACCCACTGAGCTGGTCGAAAGCAAACCGAGCGAGGTATACCAAATACCGTTCCTCCGGCGCTTCTGCGTCCTCGTCTGCGATACAAGCGTCATCCAATCGGATTCCGCTCTTGACCAACCCTTTGGTTTTCTTTTCAACATAGTCGATGGGGCCATCAGTCTTGTCAAAAACTCTGTCTTCGTCAATGGAAAGATATGATATTACTGTCCGCACATTCATTTTCACTTCCTCCTATCTTAGCCGCAGCCGCATACATAAAGATCGTCATCGATCATCTTCTCAATCTCCGCCTCCGACAGGTCGGTAAGGCACTGAACCGCCTTGATGATCCGGCGATGAACCTCTTCTGCACTGTCCGGTTCGTTCTCCGTTCTGTGCCACGGCATAGAGGGAGGGTAATAGAAATACTCATTCCCGTCTCCGTCATCACAGAATGTGAGAGTGTCCGTATCATCACAGTGAGCCAGGAGGTCTCCGATGCGCCCGTCGAAGTAACTGTAGAGAATGTCTCTCAAGCTGACAGAGACGGTTCCGTATGGTCTGTCCCACGCACAGGTCAGGCCCTCGAGATCAAGCTCTTCAAAGTTGCCCGTCCGTACCTGCTCGGCGATCTCCACATTGTTCGGGAGCTGCTTGTGCAGGAACCGAACCATTTTTTCCTTCGAGAGGTGCGGCTCAAGGCTGCTTGCGCAAAGACCAATCCCCTCTATCATCCAATAACACATACTCATTCTCAATCACTCCAATCGTCCAACTCATCACAATCCGTTGCTTCAAAATCATCCGACCATTCGATATCTTCTTTCCCATATCCTTCGACTTTTTGATACGCATCCTGCTCGGAGTCTGCCTCGATTGTCACCCACCCGTAACGGGCAAATAATACTTGATACTTTGCCATGTGAGTACCTCCTTTATCGCGTTTTCAGACCAATGTTATTTTTAACAAGGTATTTTGCAATCTCTTCTGGATTGTTGTTCCCATGGTAATCAAAAAGAAGACCCGCAATAGTCTTCGTATCATCTTCTTGTGCTCTCTCAAACTCAAACCAGAAATAATCTCTAACAATACACTCACGGCGTTTAGCAACAGAACAATTCGAATCATTTTTGCAAAAATCACACTTATGCATGTTCTTGTCCTCCTATTGCTTCTAAACAAATTCTGCTTCTTACACACATGTCGTAGGCTTTTAGCGCAGCTATCAGAAATAGTTTTGTGTCTTCTCCCCATCCGATAATTTCACATTGACGCTTTGCTTCCTCGCCGCTCTTCTGCAAAGCATGATCCAAGCAATTTACAAAGCTACAAGCGCGGTTTAAACTTGGGTAGAAAAAGCTGTTGTACATCTCTGGTGTTATCTGTAGCTCTGGATTATAGTCACCAATCATAAACCTACCCTCTTCAAATAGCATTTGACGGATATCTTTTAATCTCAAACTTTTTCGTATAGTCCTCGCTCTTTTCATCGGCAAAAACAAAGACTTCAAATTTGTCTTCTATGTATTCTGGCTCACCATTGCTGATTGCATATTTTTCTCTTACTACCGCAAGGTCTTGCCAAAATACATCATCATCGCTCATTATCCCAATGTATATTTCGTTAGGATATGCCGAATCACAGCCTTCCTCTGCCACAAGTTTTGTTCCATTGTGTAGGTCAATAACTATCTTTTGAGCCATATCAAATACCCCTTCTTTATTTATGATTCATCGAATTCTTCCCTTTTTCTTTTTTCGCAAAGAACTGTTTCCGCGCCTTCTTAATCACACTACAATTGTGGCAAGCATTACGATCCTTACAGAACCAACAACCGTCTTGACCTGCCCACCACCAGTGTGGCATTGTCGGAGGTTTTCTCCATTTCTTCAAATGTCATTCCTCCTTAATGCTCCTTAAACACAACCTGTTCGCCCTTTTTTAATGACCAACAGCCACCAGAGATACAAGCACATTCCGTACAATTACCGCCGCACTTTTTTGCATCTTCTCGTGCAGTTGTTGTGCCGTCCCTATACAAAACATGTGCTTCAGGCAAATGAAAAGGGTTAACCATTTTCAGGTCAACCCATGCGCTAAATATCATATGTAAATTAGGTGGCATCTCTCCAACATTGCTAAGATAGTGGTTCACTATCTCATATTTTTTTGTGAAGCAAAGAATCTCGCAATGTAAATTTCTCACCGCAATCGAAACCATCTTAATGAGATAATCCCAGTCAGGTATATCCCCACTTACATGGAATCGAAAAAACCTTGAAGTCATAATAGCTGCTTCAACCTCTCTCCAGTAGGTCTGTGGATCTTCTTCCAATATGGTAAGATTTCTGATGTATGAGTTTCTTACACTTGGTCGAAGTCGTTCAATCTTTTTGGCATAGCACTTCTTGTTACAACCACACTTGATGCAAGTTAGCCCAGATGGAAGTGAGACACTTTTTATCTCGCCAAGTTTGCTGTTTCCTTTGCTGATGCATACACCCATATATCAAAACACCCCTTTCAAGCACTATAACGCTCAACCAGTAGCTCAAGTGTATAAATCTTACTAATGATCTCGGCTTTGTCACCTGCAGGAATGGTTGTATCAGCACTGATATCTCTATACAAAGATATCAAATGATCCAGATAGCTTACCTCGCAAATTCTTTTATACTGGCACGGTCTATCGGCGCAGCAAGTATTTATATTTGCCATGAGTTAATTCCTCCCTTACTTAAAAGTTTCCAATACAACTCGGCTTAGTTCATCTATTACATCTTTTACAGAAGATCTATCTTCCTCAGATATTCCATGAACCTGTTCTAAATCCGCATTCAACTGATTGATTAAAATCATGAAACGATACGCTACCCATGAATGCATAAAGCCCTCCTTCTTAATAGAAAAGCAGCTCTTTCGGGCTGCTCTTCGATACTTTTATTTTATTTCCTTGAATGAAAATGAATTGTTTGTAGAAGGTAACGCGGGAGCTTCGCTCTTTACTTGCTCCACATTTATGCATACTGGCTTCCTAAAAAGCGCCGTAATATTGTTTTCAAAGTCCCTGTCCATATTATAAGCTCCCACATACCAGTGTTTATATTTCAATTTCTCTTGCAGCTCATCAAAGAAATTGGTGATGATATTAGGAGTATAAAATCCAGGAGCTAAAGAAAGATGAATATTGTTAGGGGCATAATAGGTCGCAACATAATCTACTTCCCAATTGTGCTTTGCAAGATTTTCTCTAGCGTGCTCTATTGTTTCTTCTGTTATATTTGAACCTTCAAATTCGATTGGAGTATTGATCTCTTTAAAGCACTCAATAGGAAAGCCTCCGCCAAAAGTGAAAATCCTAATTCCCTTAAATTCAATGATTTCTCCTGGTTCTACGAGAAGCTTTGATCCGTAAAGTTTTTTTGTGTTCCATTCTGATTCAATTTCCGCTATTGCTCCATACCAATTTGTTGACGCTCCTTCGTGGAACTTAGTACCCCACATGCCAATACCAACTGCAAACGAGCGACGAATTATACTACTTGGGCTATAGACAGAAAAACCACATGACAGAACAAAGGCCGTATTATCATCATAATAGGTTTCATACTGTCCATACTCCTCATTAAAATCACTATCCTGCCAAGAAAAATAACAACCCCCAATAACCCAAATATCCGTTTTTTTCTTTCCCATAACAATATTATTTGGTGAATAAGACAAGTATTTTTTCAAAACAGATAATGGTGTATATTCCAAAGATGTCTTTCTAACTCGTTCAAAAATTTTCGGATCAAACGAGTCGTAAACCTTGCTCCATATCTTTAGTTTCTCAATTATCGGCATTGCCTCCTCAGCTGTGCAAAAGGTTAATCCGCCATCCAAAGATATCTTCGAATCATAAAATACCTCCGGTTCCTTCTCTTTCTTCTTAAACAACCCCATATCAACACCTCCAATATTTAAACTCTACCATATTTTCACTTATTGAGCAACCCCATCATACCATAACAGATGTCCAATAATCATCTCTCAGGAACCGCTGGAATAGGAATTCCATACTCAATAGCTGTATCAAGCCACACCTTCTCGTTTTCTTCCAGCTCAGCAATTGCCTCCTCAGTTGTAGCGCCTTGCCCAACACAGCCTCTCAAGCTCTTGCTCATTGCAACATAGAACTCAGAACTGGTTTTATCATTGCTTATTTTTTCTACCTCATAATCGTAAATCATATTTACTCCTTTATTCATGTTCTCGTTGATAAGCCTTCTTGTTTTCTGAGATGCTGATGTTCTCTATGAGAAGAAAAGCATCTCAGAAAACTTAAAGGATTTCAAAGACCAGTATGAGCTGGGGCGAAAGGATCGTTCGACGATCCTGAGCCTCCAGCGATAGTACCGGTGTTGTCATATTCTTGATAAAACCTAAGAACCTTTTATATGTAAAAGAATTGCAACATGAATTATTTACTTCTGGAACAACGCCAGAATATCGTTATAGACCTGAACAACAACATCTTTTGCAGCGTCTACGGCATCGTATGTTACATTTTTAGCTATGGCCATCTTCAAAATCGTGTCGGAAGAGGGAATAAAAATAAAAATTCCCAATGAAATAATTAAAATGACCAATGATATTTTGAAGGTTCTCTTTCCTCTCAAATAATCTTTATCGTCGTTGCCATATTCTTTATTGCTCACCATTGTTCCCAATCCATAGACAAAAGGAATGAATACACAAAAAGAAGCAAATAAAGATACTGCTCTAATACCGTTCGCAATATCAATCAAATAAAACAACCACGGGTTAATTACAGGTTCCATTTTACTTCCTCCTAAAAACAGTTTTATCGGCGTAGATAGCTTCTTTGCCATCTTCGCGCCAAACATCACAATATTCAACAATAAACGAGTTCATCGCCCACCATACATGAGATATAAACGGCCCATTGAAGTCCATCTCCAGGTTATTGAAGAGATAAATCTTTTTCTGCCCAGTTTTGAGATCCTCAAACTCATACCAAAAATCTACATGAAGCCCAGATTTGTCATCATACTGATAAAACTGAAATTTCTTCTGTCGCATAATAAACCTGCCACGCCACAGATCGTCCTCCGCAATAGAATTATTTATGCTTTTGGCAACACGATTTGCTGACCGTATGTATTTTTTGATTTTAAGGCTCGTGATCATTTAAGCACCACCCCGAAGCAAGTTGTGAGAACCTCGAGAATCGTCAGTAATACCATCGCGCCAGAAAAGCCAGCATTGATAACAGCCCAACGATAGCTACTGTTGTCGTAATATTTCTTTGTAAGAAGAACAGCCATAATCGTCCAAATCACTTGCAAAACAATCGCAATCATTTTTCACTCATCCTTTCTTCCTTGAATATCCACTCGGTTACATCTATGTATTTCCGGCGTTTCCAACTATCTGTTAACTTAAAATGCTCAAAATATTTTCCACATTTTGAGCATAGGAACAGATTGATCATACAGGTCAGATTAGATCTGCCTACAAATTGAATATCATGTCTGCAGAATAGCCCCACAAATATTCCTCCCTCTGCAAATATTCATCCGAAAAAGTATCGCTGCAGTTCTGTTTCGTCCTCACCATCTCCCTGCGTTGTCCATGTGGAAAGGCACTCGACACAACTATACATTCTCTCCGTCAAGCCGGAAGATGTTTCATCTGAACCATACACACAGTGGCATACGAGTTTACCTCCGCACTCTGGACATTTAACATTAAACATTTGTCTTCCTCGCTCCGCACTATGCCTCCTTATAATTATTTTTCTGAAGCTCGTGTACTACATAGCCGATGTATCTCCGACAATCAGCTCCAAAGCTGGCAACACTCACCAGCGTTGAAACCTTAATATTGCTGTAATGGCGATCACAGTCCTTGAATGGGCAACTCGTGTTGTCACAATATGTACGGTCTCCCATGTTGTCCTCCTTTACAGCGCACGAAAATCTTCATATTTGATTTTCACAATGATGCGCTTGCCTGTGCGGTCTCGAAGCTCAACAGCCGGACGCCCAACAACGCCTTCCATAAACGCCGTTCCCATCGTGGACTTTGGATGTCCCTCAACAAAAGCAATTGCTTCGTCGATGGTACCCTCCAACACGATTGGGACTACATCAATACCAAGCATAGTTGCCGTCTGTTCTACCCATTGGCGTTCCTGATAGTTCTCTCCGACAAGAACATCAAAAAGGATAAAAGACACATCCTCCCGATAATTTCCGCCTTTTTGGATTTTAGGGCCATATCCCTCGCCAAACAGAATGACCTGCTTCTCGCCGTAAGTCTGTTCAAAAAGCTGCTCGACCTCCGGAGTCGAAAATGTATTGTTAAGGTACTCTAAGAGGAACTGCGGGATCGTAGCCTTGTCCGTTCTGCCGGCAAAGCTAATGTAATGCCCATCCCAAATGACACGAATATTAGTACCATCAAATTTCTCTGTGAACTGCCACTTGCTGTCCTTGAGATACTCCACAGCTTCATTTCGCCAATCCCCACGGATAAGCTTCTTTGTTCCGGTAGTGTCTCTGTTAAACACTGTTTCAATTTTGTTATACTCAACCATTCTTATCCCCTCCTAAAAGCTTCAATAAATCATCTTCAAAATTCTCAATTTCTACTGTTCTGAGATCTTCAACATCAATTAAATCGTCCTCCGTGAAGCCATAGTATTCCAGCTCCATAGTGTCCTCCATGAGAATGACTTCTCCAGATACAATTGCATACGCGTAGCTGCCATAGTACCAATCCCAATTTCCTATACCCTCTTCTTTTAAGGCGTCAATCAATTCAAGCCGCAAATCCAGATCCGGATTATTACATTCGTTAAATCCACGGATCGGATGCTTCTCCATTATTCTTACATCAAGCATACTTAACCCCCCAACAGAGCCATCAGCTCACTCTCAAATTGATACTCTTCGCAATCTTCCACAAAGAGATCTTCGAAAGTGATGCACTCTGATTGCTCACAAATATCATCTGTAACAACATAATTATCCTCATTTATGAAATACAACAAGGACGAATTAAACTGCCAATAACTGTGGTTCCTTACACCTGCCTCTTTCAAAGCCTTTTGAAGCTCATCAGCGTCACCTCTTTTTAATGGCCCGCGAAGTGGTTTAACCCGCATCAAGTCAACATTTAGCATGTTTACACCCCCAATAGATTAAATAGTTCCTTTGAGAAATCCGGTATAGCGGGCTCAAAAAGATCGAGATACGAAATAAAATCACTCCGGTTTATTTCTGTACCAAATCTAATATCAAGTCGATTGCCATTTATTTTGTATAAAGATGTGTAGCTATCCATCTGCCATCCGTCGAAATTGATTCCCGCATCTTTCATTGCTTCAAGTATTGCTTCTCTGTATATGCCTTGTGGACAGGTAATCCAGTTATTCCGCATCAAGTCAAGGTTTGCTTCCATTTAAATCAACTCCCATTTTGTTGTTCTTCCGTTAACGGCCATCGAAAATAACGAGACCTAAGCAAATTAACATCCAACACAATTAACTCCTCCTATTTATTGCAACCTGAGATATCTGTTCCCAGTTCAGATCGTATCTTCGTCGTCTTAAGTTGAGCTTCTGGCCAAATTAAGTCGGATTTGACTTTAGTTTGACTCGCCAGGGTGTGAACTCCTGTACTGTTTATCGGACTTTGACCTAGTAGATGACCTCGAGCAGCAAGCTGCCGGCTTCTCGCCTTCACTAATCAGGCCCCCTGGCGTCCTTCTTGCCCTCACAATGCATTACAGCCGGTTATACCGAGCTGCTTTAGCAGTCGCTAAAAATATCGTTGCAATTTTTTTAATTATTTATTTTCTGAGAAAAGCTCGTCCACCGTGGAATCAAGAGCAGAAGCAATTTTCTGATAGTTCTCCAATCTGGAGCGAGTAAAGTTCTTTTCGATTTTGGAAACGGTAGCGGTACAGAGCCCAACCTTGTCGGCAAGGTCTTTCATGCCGTACCCTTTCTCCATGCGCTTCTTCATCATTTCATAATTGTGTTTCATAGTTAATACCTCCTTAAATGTTGACAAGTTAGCAAAAATATACTACTATGGTCGTAGCACATTCTTTCTGTTTCATGGTGTGCCGCCGCCCTTCATGGGCGGCTCCTTTCTTTTATTCGTCCTCTTCGGTGTAATCTACCCAATAGATAGGGAGATTGATCCAATCTTCCTCGCCGTCTGCCTTAGCATAAAAGAAGCCGCCCTCGCCAGATTCTCTAACTGTGGCAACTTCTTCTTCGGTAGCTTCGCGCCAATTTCCTTCGCCAAACTCGGCATTAAGTTCATTCTCGAGACACTCTTCAGAACAATATGTAACGCAATCGTCTTCGTTGTAGTATCCCTCGTTAATTTTTTCTCCACAGCAAGCGCAGGTCGTCTTAAAAACGGGGATTGCCAGGAATGCGTCGATTTTCTTTATGGCTTTGTTCAAATCAACTCCAGTGCTCTTGATTTGAATTGTCTTACCATCTTCCGCAAGGTATGCTTCCATATCCTCGCCTATCTCATCGGCAGAATAAATAGTTTCTTTATCTTCCATACCATTGAGCTTAAGATCAATGATCAGTCTGAGTTTTCTTGAAAACATTTCACATCCTCCTTAATTATCTAAAAGTGTTTGAAGCTCGTTTGAAAAATCATAATCGTCAGATGAACTTGACATTTCAATCAATTTTTCGATGGTGATAACTGGATATGGCGAAGTGTTTATTGAAACGCAAGACATTATATAACCGCCTCCAGTTTTCCTTAAAAAATAACAGCCATCATACAGGCAATTCCACACCATACGACATTGAAAAGATTCACCATCGTGAACTCTTACTGCGTGTCGCAATGTATTCGCCCATTCGCTAACATGCCCATAAAAGCACACAGCGTATTCTTTGAGCAGATCCAGGTTAATATAAGGGTAATCCATACCATTCCCTCCTTATATTCCAAGCAACGCTGCAAGCTGTTCGGAGAAATCTTCCTGCGGAGAAGACATCTCGACGAACTCGTCCCATGTTATTGCTGGTCTGTCTTTTGCCCAATTGTCTAAGAATCTGCATTCCATCCGATTGTGTTCGATATAATACACCGTTTTGTCGCTATTCCAGTTCTTGTAGCAACTCAAGAGACCCGTATAACAACGAACAGAGTATTTCATCGTATCGACCATGGTTCTACTCCAATGGTCAATTTTCAGAGCGTATTCCCTCAACAAATCCAAATCAACATAAGGATATTCCGGCATATTTATACCCCCTGAATTCCAAGAATCACATATCCGTCTTTAACAAAATCCGGGTCGGACAACGCATAGCAGATACGCATTGTCACAGACTTTCCGGTATATTCACCGTTATACTCTTTCAGAATCAGAATATCTCCCACACGGAAGTCTCTGTCGTACTTACGAACCTCAAAAGTCTTAACTCCGTTCACTACATCTCTGTAGTACGGTGGCCAGATTTTTAATTCATGAGTTTTGAGACTCATACACTTGCACCTCCCAACAAAGCCATCAGTTCATCTTCAAAGGTAAAAGGCTCCTCTACTTGAACTTTTTCGAGGAATGCAGGAACGGCCCATTCGATTCTTTCAATGCCAGAGATCATGTGAATGCAGATGCGATACTCGCGGTCACTGAAGCCAATAATCTCAATAAAATCCACAAGACTATTGCGCCGATATTTATCAAGTCTCCAGGGCAATCTTTGATGGTTTACGATTTGCACAACATCTCCAACTTGAAACTTTCTCATATACTCCCCTCCTTACGCAGCAACATCGTCTGCCATCATCTTGATGACATCGCAATGATACTTTTTGTTGTACCAAGAGATCACATAATCAAAATACTCAGGCTCCACATTGCTATAATAAGAAAGCTTGCCACGCAGAGTCATTACTTCTTCCGGCGGCCAGCCCTTACCATCTTTTCTTGCAACTATGTAGTTGTTCAGCATCGCTTTGAACACCTTTTTATTCTCGTGTCCAACAGTGATTTTGTTGTCTTTGTTGATCATCAAACCAAGACACCAGTTTCGACCTGCTCTGCTGCCGTAATGTGTTTTTTCTTTCTTAATGGTGTATGGCGCATCGAACTTCTTAAATACATCGTTCATCATCTCGATGACGCCCATGAACAAGAAACCTTTCTTGGAAGAAACCGTAGCATCATCGGCGTAGCGCGTATAAACAAAATCGTTGGTCTCGCTAGCTCTCAACCGGCGAGAGATTTCATGGTCGATGGGTATCATAATGACATTAGTAAGAAGCGGAGAAATCGGAGTTCCCTGCGGCAGTCCACCATCGAGGAAACAGAGAGAGATAGCATCTCGTAGCGCTTTCTCGCCATCCTCATATTTAACAACCTCGCAGAAGGGATAAATCATGGATAACATCCGCATTGTGAATTCCAGCGTAGTCGAACCAAAGAAATTGCTCAAGTCCGTCTTGAGGTACCAATTACTGTTGTTTCTTTGATGTACTTTCAGCGCATCAGTAGTGCTTCTGCCCTTGATGTACGCAAAAGCGGCCGTATGATATAGAACCTTAAAATCATTCTCGAAGATTGCCTTGAGACTATACAGAGCTTGTTTCAGTTCGTCATCCGGCGCATCGATCTGACGCCAACCGCCGGATTTCTTTGGAATTTTGAAAGAATTATAATGTTCTCGCATGTTGTTCGCATCAAATTTCGGCTGGTAAGTACGATTAAAACTCTTCAGCTTCCCGATAAGATACGGCACTCGCGCCATTTCTATTAGCTCCTGGGGGAGCTTTTTGTATTCGTAGGTTCTTGTGGATGTCCCGAAGTCCACTCCGTTAATATACGGGCTGAGATTTTTCACACCAAAGAGAACATCCTCAAGGGTAAGTTGCTTCTTTGCTCTTGTCATAAATGTGGTTACATATGGCATATAAAAACTCCTTTCTTTTGTATAAAATAAAACAGTCTAAAACACTTTCCTGATGACGCTGGAGGCGCCTGAAGACTCGCTGGCCTGCTAGTTGCTGCTTCTAGTAACGGCGTTTCAGATGAAATAAGGCCATCTTGAGTGTAGCTTTCTGATGGTTGGGCCGTTATTTTGCCATAAAAACTGTCCCGAACCTACCAGGATCGCTTGGATGAGCTCGGGATGAGCTCCGGCGTGCCTCTTGTCTGTGACCATGCTTACCATTCGGTTATACCAAAATGCGCTCAATGAGCTATAACACTGTTTTACTTTTGCAACCTAAGATGTGCGCTACGATCGACTACTGAGCTCTGAAGACCGGTCGTCGATATTACTGCTGTATTATGTCTGCCTTTACCGTGCGTTGGTTTCTGGATACGCGGTGGATGTTAGCAGTTTTGCTTTCGCAGTTAAACTATGTCTGTCTTGGTTAACGATGATATTCCACTTCACCTCGCCTGAGCCAGGTACCTGCAGGCTTCCTTCGTGGTATCCCGTTCCTTTTTGCTGGCAATTCAGTACATTCGCTTAAAACGAAATGCTTTGTTTTGAAAACAAAAATATCGTTGCAAAAAAATCATTTAATAGGTATCAATGGCAAAATTAAAAGCGTCCACCAGAATAATCTTCTTAAGGACACCTTTATTTACAAAGTTTACGAAGTTGGAAACCCCAAAAGAAACGATAGTCCAAATCGTTCCCGCAACTGAAAGAGATACATTGCAGGCAGATACAGGAGTTGCCGCTCTTGCTTCCTCCTCGGTAAACTCCATAGAGCGAAGCAGATTGTCCTGCATCTTAGGATCAGACCAGTTGGCTGCGTAGTGTTGAGCATCAGTAAGCCGTGTCCGGAAATCAAAGACAGCTTTGATGTTCATGTTTGTTGCGTTTTCCTTGACGATTCTCCGCCGAAGCTCAATGCTATCTACGCAGAGGAAAACATAGCCGCTCAGACGCTGCTTGTCATATCCCTTATCGAAGATTTTCAGCTCTGAATCGATATCAGGATTGATCTTGTGGAGCATTTCGGCGACTGCTGTAGTCTTGGGCTTGCCAATATCCTCAGTCGTAAACATCTGATTGGCAAGGTTATGTGCCTCAACGACATCGAAGTCGTAAAGAGAAATGTTCGTCAAACCCAACCGAGCCAAACAAACAGCCAAAGTAGAACCGACGCTGCCACATCCGATAATATGGATGCGGGTCTTCGCACACTTGTCCGGATTAAAGAATTCGAAGCTCTTTGACAAATCCATCATCTGCATATTCCTCCTCTAAGTCAATATCTTCGGTAATTCCACCACTTATAACCTCAGCTTTTACCGAGTTTTTGGTTTTGGAATAATCCTCGCTTTCGTTTTTTTTATCCTGTTTCTTACCGTAGTTGCCATACGGATAACCATAGTCGTCCCAAAAATCTTCCCATCGACTACCGCATCCTCCGTAACCACCATATCCGTAATCATAAGTACCGCTCTTTGCAGAGCCCTTATACGATCCTGTGCCCAGATATGTGTAGGTCTTTGTCTTTACGAGTTTTTTGGAATCCTCGAGGAACTCGCCGCTATCGAACTCAATAGAGACATCAATATCACCATTCTCGTAGAGTACATTGTTGGCAAGGTCGTAAATCTTAGCATTGTGCTCGTTCTTTTTATTCCAAATCACAAACACCCAAAATGTATCAGGTGAGCTATTCCCTACCCTGGTTGCCTGGTCAGTGAGATCAGTACCACTCGGGCTTGTCCCCATATTTACATGGCTGTGACCTTGGAAGCGGATACGGTTGTAGTCCTCATCGGGGATTTTCTCGAGAAAAGCTCTGTGCTCATCCTCATCCGTGTCCACATTCACACCAGTAACGACTTGCGGGTACACAAACACATCCGAGATTTTGAAGCCGGCATCACCCACTCTGTCTACATATCCATACCATGCTACCTCAGAGTCAAAATTGTTGACCAAAGTAATCATCTTGGAATAGGCTTCGGGGGTGAAAATAATCTTCGCTTTACCCGTCTTCTCGCTTTTGAACTCCTTGGTGTATGTAAACTTGCCACCCTCGAAGCTCTTAGCGGATGAGATCTTCTCCGTGAATTCTCGAATCATTTCCGCAATTGTCTCTTTGGGAATGTTAATCATCTTAGCCATTCTTCAACACCTCCATAGCTTCTTTCACGGTATGCACCGAACCATCCTCGAACTCAATGAAACGCTCATTAGAAGAGCAGATCTTTTCAATGAAATTGGCGCCAACCGTCGAGTCATCAAAGTTGATATTGTGAGTAGAACCAATAGCCTGTTCAACTGCCCCAAGGTAATTTCTCTCACCCATCATACGATCAATGATTCGAGCATTACCACCCATGCAATGGAAACCGCAGAGATGAGGGTGAGGCAGATAAGTCTTGAGTTCTGCCAGATTTGTCTCTCTTTTATCTGGTCTCAAGGTACCAGCAACATCCAAGACAAAATGTGCCCAGGTGCGAATCTTGAATTTCGGATTCTCCCCAAAGACGCTATCCAAGAACAGCTTCATATCATTTTTGGACTTGATGTTCTTCCGCTCGCCATAGTTACCATAAAAATAGCTGTATTCGTTATTGAGGCAACGCTCGAAGCTATCCTCATCAAAAGAGTCCAAATAACCCTTGACATAAAAGGAGATAAGCTCTTCGTCCGCATCTTCCAGGATGAGATCCTTGCACCGGAGAAAGAAATTGAGAAATTCCCCTTCGTTGCCATCATTACGGCGAATTTTTTCTTCAAGAGCCGCAATTTGCAGGGTGTTAAAATGGTCTTTGTCGTAAAGGTCATCGAGCTGCCGAAGAAGATTCTCTATGTTGCTCTTAATTCTCGTGTATTCACTTTTCATTCGCTCCAACGATGTCTTCTCAAATTTCACATCAATGTCACTGAGAGCAGAGCGGATGAACATCTCACGCAGGTCAAGACGGTCATACAGTTTCTGAGATGCGTCAGCAAACATATTTTCATCATTGCGAGAAATCGATTTTACGAGATCAAGCTCGTCGTTGTCGAGAGGCTTGCCCGCAAAGGTCGCAGGGAAGAGCTTCTGCACAATGCAAGCCAGCATACGACCAAATGACGAATCGATCTTTTCGCTGTAGATGATGGAACGGTTATTGTTTTCATCAATAAATGCCCAACCGACATCTTTTTGTTTGGAAATGAAAAGACTTACCAGCTCATTCTGCTTGAAGCCAGCCGCAATAATGTCGGATTTATTCTCGCCAAGCCAAGACAAAGCGTTTTCACCGGAAATCAAATAGACCGTGTTCCGCTCAGTTGGAATTGCATAATTGCTGTTTGCAACTTGGAGGTTGTATGTATTTTCCTTATCTCTGGGGTAGACCAGTGCTCTCAAGACATGAGAATAACACTCCTCTCCGCCGATTGGTGTTACTGGGATATTGGTGCAAATCGCAGAAAACTTGTTGTCCGTAAATGCTGTGTTGCGAATACTTCGAATCATTTTACATTTCTCCTTTATATTTTATTTTATGAATGGAGCTGGCGGACGGACTTGAACCCCCGACCTGATGCTTACAAAACATCTGCTCTACCAACTGAGCTACGCCAGCAATGGTAACTAATTTGTGATTAGGTTCCTTTGCGTGAAAGACGGCACGCAACAAATAAACCAATTGACATCACTATGGTATCCATCACCGCTGCGACCATATTTTTCGGAATCTTTACTGCAAGGGGGATAGAAAAGAGCAAGCATTCGACAGCTGTTTTAACAACGCCGACGCCAAGTAAAAATGCCACACCGGTTATTGCAATGTTTGACCCACACAAACTCTCATTTTTCTGGTAGGCTTTCCCACAAATGATCCCAATCAGAACATTGCCAAGCATCCAACCAAGTGGAAACCAACCCGAAGAAAGCAAGCTTACGACAGTACACCCCGCACCGCCTACAATCGCGCCGCCAAGCATCCCGAACCTCATACAGCAAACCGCAAGCACTATATACCCAAGGTCAAGCGAAATATGGCCAATGCCAATCGGTATTTTGAGCACCATACTTACAACAACATACAGCGCAATACCAAGTGCAATTTGGCATATCCACATAGTGTTTTTTCTTATAGAATTTTCTTTAGTTGGTTTGTTCATCAAGCAGTTCTCCTTTCAACTTTTTACTGTCTACATATACCTCTATTGCCTTGTGATGCGCAAACTGCTTAAGAAGTTCATCAAAAGATAAACCATTCACTTTTGCGTCCACTTTCATTGCAGAAAATTGATCTTTATATTTCTTAACCATGCTCTCTAAAGCGAGAAAATGTTCTTTGTCTTTCGGATAAAAAGCGATATCCTCAATGCAAACTTTGCTGATATCTTTTTCGTGGTAAATCGCTCTCCAACAATTTTTACATGGTTCATCCTCCGGCGATAATGAGAAGTTAATACAATCACCGCAATAGACGGTAACTCCATTCACCTTAATTGGCTTTACCATTAACCATACCTCCCAAAAAATATTCATTGGAATAGTAACTAACTTTTTATTTCCATCTCTGTTAACATTTTAAGAATCCTTCTTTCACAAATTCCTTTGGTGGAAGATGTGTCCACTCTGGTTTACGAATGAACCGAAATTCTCCCGTTCCGTTTTCTATGGAACTAATAAAACTTCCTGAGATTACAAAATTTACACCTAAAGGCAAAGAATAGTTTGTTGCTCTAACGAAATTATAACTAAGATAATCATCCCAGTAAGAAAATGCCTTACGCAGAAAATTTGCCGCCCCTTCAATGCTGTCACTCACTAAGTAGCCAGAAGTAAAACTGCCATCCTTTTCATTGCCTCGGTAGTAACTGCAATTGCGAAATTCAAAAGTCATATGTTCAC